TCACTCCAGAGTATACACTTTCTATTAATGCTGTGCCTGATATGAATGTTATACAAGACATTCCAGTTATTCTAAATAGTGTTAGCGTTTCAGATGAGTATGATGGTGATTTCCAGACTCGTCGTTTTGTAACGCATACTCTTAATTTTACATTGAAGACAAGTCTGTTTGGTGCTGTTTCTGGACAAGCTGTTATCTCTCAGGTTGAAGCTAACATTGGACTTAATAACATAACTGATCCAAATCGTATCTATGTTGCAACAGGTGATACTGCAACAGCAACACTTTCCACGGAGAATTGGTTGGACGGGTTTTAAATAATGGCTCAAATATATAATTCAAACCAGAATCTAAAGGCAGCTGGTGTTCAAATCCAGTTTGTACCTGAGCAGATCGAGGAATATTTGAAGTGCGCACGTGATCCAATCTACTTTATTGAAAATTATTGTATGATTGTTTCGCTTGATCATGGTCTCGTACCATTCAAGCTGTATGAATGTCAAATTGAAAAAGTAAAAGTAATCCATGAGAATCGTAGAGTTATTCTTATGGAAGGTCGTCAGCAGGGAAAAACTACAACAGCTGCTGCGTACATCCTTTGGTACACTCTGTTTCAAGAAGCCAAAACTGTAGCTATCCTTGCCAACAAAGCAACAGCTGCACGTGAAGTGCTTAGCAGATACCAAACGATGTATGAGAATTTACCACAGTGGTTGCAACAGGGTGTTACTACATGGAACAAAGGTGATATTGAATTAGAGAATGGTTCAAAAGTTTTTACTGCAGCAACTACTACATCAGGTATTCGTGGTAAATCTGTTAACATGTTATACGTTGATGAAACTGCCATTATTCCAAACACTGTTGCTGAGCAATTTTTTACTTCTGTTTATCCAACAATTTCTGCTGGACAAACTACAAAAATTCTACTAAGTTCTACACCACTCGGTTATAATCACTTCTGGAAATTCTGGAATGATGCTGAGAATGATCGTAATGGATTCGTGCCTTTGTTTATTCCTTACTGGAGAATTCCAGGACGTGATGAGAAGTGGGCTGAAGAACAACGTCGTATGCTTGGTGAACTTAAGTATAATCAAGAAGTTATTTGTAAGTTCTTAGGTTCTAGCTTAACGCTGATCAATGCTGACGTTATTGCTTCTATGTCTTTTAATAATCCAATTCACTCAAAGGATGGTTTGGATATTTACGAGGCACCAGAAAAAGGTCACACATACGTTATGGTATGTGATACTGCAATGGGTGTAGATGGTGACTATTCTGCATTTACAATTATTGATATTACAGATGTTCCATACAAGTTAGTGGGTAAATTTAGAAATAATCAAATTAGTCCATTACTATATCCAAACGTAATACACACAATAGCAACACAATACAACGAGGCATTCGTTCTAGTTGAGATGAATGCCAGTGAACAAGTTCCTTATATTTTACACAGTGAACTTGAATATGAAAACATTTTATTTGTTAGCAGAACCACAGGAATGCAAACTGTATCAGGTGGTTTCGGTAGCGGTAAAACTCAACTTGGTGTTATGACAGATAAACGTGTCAAGCGTATTGGATGTCATAACTTTAAATCATTATTAGAAGAACATAAATTACTAGTTCCAGATGCTGACATAATTTCAGAGATCTCTACATTTATTGAGACTAAGGGAAGCTATGCTGCAGATGACGGATACCATGATGACTTAGTCATGACATTGGTACTGTTTTCTTGGCTAACAACTAACCCTTATTTTAAAGACCTAAATAATGTAAACCTCAGAGAAATAATGTATAAACAAAGAATTGAAGCTATTGAGCAGGAACTAACTCCATTTGGTTTTATGGATGATGGACACAGTGAGGAGAAACCACCCCTAAACTTCTGAAAGTTTGGGTTTCATAAATAAATTAGTAGGTTGTGCTCCTCGTAGCAAAACTAAATTAAACAATGTAATAGGAGAATTACGATGCCTTTTCAACTTAGTCCAGGTGTAGCAGTCACAGAAAAAGACTTTACATCTATTATTCCTTCCGTAGCTACTTCTGCTGGTGCATTTGCTGGTGCATTCCAATGGGGACCAGTTTTGGATCCTGTTCGTTTGTCATCTGAAAATGAACTAGTTCGTCGTTTCGGTAAACCTGCTGATGCTAATGCTCAGTCTTTCTTTACTGCTGCTAATTTCTTGGCATACAGTAATAATCTTTTAGTCTGCCGTGGCGATGCTACTGCTGCACGTAATGCTGTTGCCACGCAAACTGGTGGCGTAACATCAATTGCAGTTACTGCTGGCGGCACTTCGTATAGTACTGCACCAACAGTAACAGTTAGTGCGCCAACTAATGGTGGTACTACTGCTACTGCTACTGCAACAGTCGCTTCAGGTGCTGTTACTGCAATTACAATTGTAACTGCTGGAACTGGTTATTCTGCTACACCAACAATAACATTCTCTGGTGGTGGTGGATCTGGTGCAACTGCTACAGCTGCATATACCGTTGCTGGTGTTAAAATCAACAATGAAACCACTTATACAACTACTTACGCCAATGGCGCTGGTGTTGTTGGTGAATTTGCTGCTAAGTATCCAGGTGCTTTAGGTAACTCATTGTTAGTTTCTATGGCAGATTCAGCAACATACGCAGCATGGACTTATAAATTAGAATTTGATTCTGCTCCAGGAACTTCTTCATCTGCTGCTGCAGTTGGTGGTTCTGCTGATGAACTACACATTATTGTTATTGACGAAGATGGTTTGTGGACTGGTATTCAGGGTGCTATCTTAGAGAAATTCTCTTTTGTATCTAAAGCATCTGATGCTAAAAAAGCAGATGGTTCTAACAACTACTATAAAGATGTATTAAACAATACTTCTGAATATATCTGGTGGATGGATCATACTTCTGTTGGTACAAACTGGGGTACTAGTTCTTCTGCTAAAACATTCGCTGCTTTGTCTAGTGCTATTACTAAATCACTAAGCGGTGGTGTTGATTCATTGACTTTAACTGCTGGTGAACAACAGTCTGCATATGCAATGTTTGTTGACGATGCAACTTATGATATCGCTTTAATCATGATGGGTAAAGCAACTACAGCAACTACAACATACGTTATTGATAACGTGGCTGAAGTTCGTTTAGACTGTATCGTATTCGCTTCTCCACAAGATACAACAACTGCTGAAGTTATTGTTGGTTCTGGCTCTGGTGCTACTACTGCTATTACTCTATACCGTGATGGCTTGCCAAGCACTTCTTACGCTGTTCTTGACTCTGGTTACAAATATCAATACGATCGTTACAACGATATGTATCGTTGGATCCCATTGAATGGTGACGTTGCTGGCACTTGCGCACGTACTGATTACACTAATGATCCATGGTTCTCTCCAGGTGGTCTAAATCGTGGTCAAATTAAGAACGTAGTTAAATTGGCACACAATCCATCTAAGACAGATCGTGATGTTCTTTATAAGGCTGGTATTAACCCAGTTGTTACATTCCCAGGACAAGGTACAGTATTGTTCGGTGATAAGACTCTATTGGCTAAGCCTTCTGCATTCGATCGTATCAACGTGCGTCGTCTGTTTATCATTCTTGAGAAATCAATTGCAACTGCTGCTCGTTTCCAGTTGTTTGAGTTCAACGATGGTTTCACTCGTGCACAGTTCAAGAATCTAGTTGAGCCATTCTTGCGTGATGTTCAAGGTCGTCGTGGTATTACTGATTTCGTTGTTAAGTGCGACGAAACAAATAATCCAGGACAGGTTGTTGATGCCAACGAATTTGTTGCTGACATCTTTGTCAAACCAAATCGTTCTATCAACTACATTACTTTGAACTTTGTTGCAGCACGATCAAGCATTAACTTCAACGAAGTTGGCGCCTAAATGAATAAGTGGGGAGAAGAAATTCTCCCCTCTACAAAGAATAAATAGATAAGAACACAAGGAGATTTAAATGGCAAATATTGCTGATTTTAAAGCGCAGATGATTGGTGGCGGTGCTCGTCCAAATCAATTCTACGTTCAATTAACATTCCCATCATACGTAGGACTAGGTATCGTGGCAGGTCAACAAGCACAATTTTTGTGCCGTTCTGCTCAACTACCAGCTTCTGCTATTGAACCAATCCAAACATTGTATCGTGGTCGTCCAGTAAACTTTGCTGGTGAGCGCACGTTCCAACCTTGGACTGTGTCAATTTACAATGATGTTTCCTTCAACATCCGTAATGCTCTTGAAGTTTGGCAAAATGGTATTCAGAACTACAATACTACTCTTGGTCGTACTGTTCCTACTGATTATCAAGTTGACTTGAACGTCTATCAATTAGATCGTTCTGGTGCTATCATCAAATCTTATAAATTTGTTGATGCTATGCCAACTAACATTGGTGCAATTCAATTAGACTTTGACCAACAAAACCAAATTGAACAGTTTGACGTTGAGTTTACTTACAATTACTTCACTTCTAATACTACTACTGGTGGTTCTGGATTTGGTGTAAACGCATCAGTTAACACTCCAATTGGAACTTTCGCATTCCCTACCTAATTTAATAGGTTAAATATAAATTATGCAATTGTTTGGTTTTGAAATTCGTAAAAAAGACAATCAGCCAGGAGTGGGGAGCGTTGTTCCCCCTTCTTCTGATGATGGCTCCACCGTAGTTGCCAGTGCCAGTGCCTATTATGGCATGGTAATGGACATCGAAGGTGTAGTTAAAAATGAAAACGACCTCATTAGGCGATATCGTGAAGTTGCTCAGTATGCAGATACTGATATGGCAATTGAAGATATTATTAATGAGGCAATCGTTTCTGATGATGGTGCTATTAAGATGAACCTTGATGCGGTTAAGTTATCTGAACCAATCAAGAAAAAGTTTCATGCTGAGTTTGATACTATACTACGTCTCTTAAAATTCAGAGAACGTGGACATGATATCTTCCGTCAATGGTATATTGATGGGCATGTATACTATCATATTCTTATTGATGAAAACAATGTCAAGCAAGGCATTGTTGAATTACGTCAAGTCGATCCACGTAAGATTCGACGCATTAAAAACGTAGAAAAAGCAAAAACACCTCAAGGTGTTGATGTTACAAAAATCATTGACGAATTTTATTTGTACAATGATAAAGGTATTACTGAGCAAACCACTCAGGGTGTGAAGATGACGTTAGATTCGATCATCTTTGCTCCATCTGGATTGCTTGATCCAAATACAGGCATGATGCTGTCTCATTTGCATAAAGCAATTAAGCCAGTTAATCAGCTTAAAATGATTGAAGATGCGGTAGTTATCTACCGTATTTCACGTGCACCAGAACGTAGAGTTTTCTACATTGACGTTGGTAACCTTCCAAAGTTGAAGGCAGAACAATACGTCAATGACATCATGAACAAGTTTCGTAACAAAGTTGTATATGATGCAACTACTGGCGAAGTTCGTGATGATCGTAAACATCTATCCATGATGGAAGATTTCTGGATGCCACGTCGTGAAGGTGGTAAGGGTACTGAAATTACTACACTTCCAGGTGGACAAAATCTTGGTGATATTCAAGACATTCAATACTTTCAACAGAAGTTATATCAAGCATTGAACGTGCCGCTGTCTCGTTTACAGCAACAACAAGGTTTTAGCCTTGGACGTTCTACTGAAATTACACGAGATGAGATTAAGTTTAGTAAATTTATTTCTCGTTTACGCAAGCGTTTTAATGGTTTATTCTACGAAGCACTGCGTGTTCAGTTAATTGCCAAAGGTATTATTCGCTCAGATGAGTGGGATGATCTTAAGCAACAGATTTCGTTTGAATATGATATTGACAATCACTTTAATGAATTAAAGAACAATGAAGTATTGATGCAGCGTATTCAAATGCTTCAGCAGATGGATCCTTACATTGGTAAGTACTACTCTGCTAAATGGGTTCGTAAAAATGTCCTCCATCAGTCTGATGAAGAAATGGACGACATGGATGAAGAAATGGAAACGGACTTGGAAAATCAAGTTCACAGAGCAGAGTTTGATGGTACTGTTGCTGCTGTTGCACAAACTGCACAGCAAAACT